TATCATCTGTAATAGGTGTATCATAATCTAAGAAGTAATCATCATCTTTAAATTGCAACACTGCTATACTTACTATTAACAACTGAGGCTCCATAATTGTTTCCCATCTGCATCTTGAGCAATCCAACCGTCTTTAATCTTGATTTCTTTCGCATTCATATAGCTCATCCTCTAAGTTTGAGATCATATCTTGGGCTTCTGATATCTCCTCCTCCAGTGAATCTATTCTACACTTGAGTGAATCGATCTCGCCATCTGCTGATATATTCAGGTTCTCTCTCTCTTCCTCTAAATCCTCTATATGCTCGTTTAACTCTACTTGGTAATCGTCGGCATCATCAAGCGCCTTTTTCAGAAACATAATCTCATCAAGCATGATCAATGCTAATTTATCATTAGTTAAGGATCTCCAGAACTTGCCATTGTGAAGCACAGAGTAGCCTTTTGCATCTCGTATTACCTTATAACCTTCTCTTTCAAACATGTTATAGTCCTTTGTACTCAAAGTTTTTAGCAAACATTTTTACAAGACATAGCTTACAATGTCTCTCTTTACTTTGTAACCTTATTTGAAATATTTTTCCATCTATTCCACTAACCTTCATGATATTACATTTTTCTATTGGAGAATTATCTATTAACTTGTTACAACTGTTACATTTGATTAGCACAGGCTCTGGCATTCTTCACCATCCTTAGAAATTCCAATTCTTGATAAACATACACTATATTATTTTTGTTTACTTTCCCACTTGAGAAATCTGTATAAGGTGTATTCCTGCAATATGGCTTTCCTGTGTGTATAGCTATCGGGCACTCCCGACATTCCGCATTACCATAGAATACCTTACAAAGTGGACAATTCTCCCTGCCATTGGATACCTCACGACCAAGCAATATCATCTCCCAATGGTATATTGAATCTTGCAAAGCTTTATCAGCTATTTTTCGTTTAATTGCTATTTCCCTCTTTGCTGCCTCATAACGGTACATAGCTAACTTCTCTGCTGCGCCTGAGCGGTTCATTTCAACTTTCATGGTCTTAAACTCCTTAAGAATTCTAGCTCTTTGTAAATAGGGTAAACAAGTCTATCAGAGATAAAGATCTCTCTTCCCCAGCAGTTATCTCTTGCCTTCTCAATCTTAACAATCATTTCATATGGTGTGTCCTCACAAAATGCCCTCCCCGTAGCCTCTTTGACTGGACAACCGTCGCAATACATGCCAGTCTTATTATACTCGATACATAGAGCACATGCTGCTGGACCACCAATAGGGACTTTGCCTAGTAGAATTTTCTCCCAATACTGAATGGAAGCCTCTAGTCTATCTCTTGCTAATAGCTTCATTTCATCACCTTCTTTTTGGTGGCCTTTATTACGTAACCACATATTTCGTCGATCTTCTCTTCAGGTATCTCTAATCTAATTAGCTGAGATAACTCTGATGTAGTACATACCTGTCCTCTTACTATAGTATCATCTAAATTAGCAACAATCAAACCGAAAAAAATAAAGTTCCTGCTATCATTTTGCTTCTCCTTTAATATTTTAGCCCCACTCAAGGGTATGAGTGGGGCTTATACTGCTATAATTTGTAAACTACAACTTCTATTTTATAATTTTATTCTGCTGGTGTTTCTATTTTATAATTTTATTCTGCTGGTGTTTCCTCTGCAGCAGCTTCTCTTTCTGCTTTTTCTTTAGCCATCTTTTCACGATATGCAGCCAGTGCTTCTGCTGCTTTCGGATGTACTGCTCGTTTAACAATCCCTGCCTTATACGCTTCAAGAATTGCCAATTTATTTTCAAGGATCCAGTCTACGAATTTTTCGTCTTCTGCTTCACCCATCAGGGTATTCTTTGCACAAATAAGTTTCTCTGGCTCAGTCATACGCTTAACTGAAGGCCAACGGAAAGACTCAGCGATTGCGTCTGCATTTGTCTGAAGAAAATCAAGCTTAGGCTCATCAATAGTCTTCAATACTTCCAGTGCCAAATCAAGCTTCTTTCGTTCTGCCTTAGTTACACGCTTGATCGTACCACTTTCGAATGCCAATTCTACAAGCTCTTGGTTATTCAAAAGCCAGTCAATAATATCTTTGGATACAGTGATGTCCCTCAAAGCCTCAATGATGAGGGGGCGTCGGAGAAAATCTACTGCTTCTGCTTTAGACTCGAATATTTGACCATTGGCGCTGAAGACTTGTTTGATTTGTGACATGTTTTATATCCTTATTGAATTTTGATAATACCCGCTAAATGCGAGTGAGATAATATGGGTTAATTTAACAGTCTAGCTCTGAAATCTCGGTACCCTACGGTGCTAGTTTGCCGCAGGTGACTTATGGTGGCATCTCTGTGGGATTTTGGTGGAGCTCGTATACGATAGGACATGGGCGGACTCGCGATGCGCCTCGGGGCGCCTAGAAGTGACTTGGGTTATCTATAAAATAGTTTTTGCCTCTTTCATACTCAGTTTAAAACCTGCTGCATGAGGGTGACCTCCTCCCCCATAAACCGCTGCTACTTCTGATACATCTATACCTTGCTTATCAGATCTTAGCGAGATATGTTTCTCGCCACCAAAATCGAAATAAACAATTGCAAAAGGGTACCCTTTACATAATATATTGCCTACTTCTGAGGTATATATACCTGGAGCGTTTGCTACAGGGACTGTGTAGCCTAGTATACTACACTGAACAGTGGAACCACTTACTAACTGCTTTATAATTTTCTTTTCGGCTCTTTGTAGGACTAAACCTTCTTCATATAGCTCTGATATCTCTTTCTCAAATAGGAAGTTATATATGAGTATATCTGTTTCGTAAGATCTTACTGCTGACATAACTGCTTGCGTCTTTTCAAGCTTGAATGACCACAGGTCTCTATCCTCTATGTACTTGAAGAGTTTAGGCATTGGAACAATCATAAAGCTACCATTCAAATAATTCCATGCAAGAATAGCGCCGCTATGCTCTGTTGAGCTACTGTCAGTGTCCAAGTTTGAATATTCTGATTTAACTTTTTCTGCGATCTCCAATGACCTTTTATGATGATCAATTAGCACTACTTTATTGGCTTGCTCACATATGGTACGCATTGTTTCATAATCGTATGAGAAGTCTACCAAGAAAACTGTCCGATTCTCAACATCAGGAGGTGTCTCATTGAATACGCCTGGATGATATTCGTACATTGATCCGTAAATCTTAAAGAAGCACCAGGCTGCAGCTACTCCATCTGAACATCCGCCATGATAAATAACAATAGGTCTTTTCATTACTTGCATATCCTTACTAATTGAGATTCATAGTCTGAGAATACCTTCCTATTTCTTTGTCTTGGTAGTGCTGGAACTTCTAAACCTGCTTCATACATCTCTTTCCTGAGAGTTATTACATCATCCACTAGTGTGCTTCGGTTTAGAGTGCGTCTTTCTGCCCTATTTTTATACATATTATTGCCCACTTTCTTTGGTGTGCTCATATCTGCTCTCCTTGATATAGCCACATACTTGGTATTGGTTTTCCGCGTCTAAGTTTCTTTCTAGAAATAACTCCACACCTATTACAGAATACTCCTGGAGTTGCAGCGGCTTCTTTACCACACTTTATGCATATCCCTGATTCTTTACGTTTTTTGCTCAGTCTTCTTAGACGATCTATTATGTCTTTTGTGCAAGATTCACAGGTTGACCTCTCTGGTCTATGTGGTGCTTTGCCACAATTTTCACAAAGTCCTACAGAGGCTCTATCCGCTCGTATTTTACGTATACGCTCTCTACGGATCTTTTTACAAGCTGGGCAAAGTTTTGTACCGTCACTATGAGATGTGCCACAAACTGTACATTGCTCAAATATCTGCGTCATATCTGCTCTCCTTCATAAACCCATTTTCTTGGATCAGCCTTCCAACATTTATGCTTCCTCTGATATTTTCTTAAAATAATACCACAGGTATTACAAAAGGTTCGACCGTCGATTGTTTCATTCCTTCCACAGCGTAAACAAATGTTTGAAGCTTTACGGTCTTTTCTAAGTCTTTTAAATCTGGCTAGTTCTTTTTTATTACATCCCTCACAAATTGTAAGGTTTAGGATATGTGGCTCTTTACCACACCGACAGCAAAGTCCATTAGAAAGTCTTCTTTCGGCTTGCTTACGTTTTTGCAACCTGAAATATTCTTTGCATACTGGACACATCTTTGTCCTGTCACTATGCGCTTTTCCACACTTTGTGCATTGCTTAATTACCATATCAATCCTCGAATATTTCGTCCAAAAGAGTAGTAATATAGATATTGTCAATTCTCTGTTTTGGGTCTCGGCTCTCCAAGACACCAATAAGTGTTTGCATATGGGATTGATCCACACCAATAAGCTGCTCCCTGAGCACCTCAATGTCCGTTAAGTCAATCGCTGAAATTTGATGTGCTATTTTTAAGATCTGACCAGCAGATACTGACCAACCTCTCTTAATAAACTTTCTTAATCTGAACAGAGAGGCTACTGGATAGAGACTGCCATTATAGATTAATCTCTTTGTAATGATAGACTCATACACTTCTTTAGGTATATCGAGCTGATCATAACGGTAGTCATACACACTGGTGGCATGCACGAAATCGTAATTCTTATGTATCTCGCTAGGCTCCCCAAAGAATCTAATTACTAGTTGAGTCTTACTTGTCAGTGATATTGCATTATTTGAGAAGAATATTGGCCTGAATTTCTCTTTCACTGCGGCCACTTCCGAGATTAGCTCAGGTGTCTGCTCTACCTTCATCTCACCTACTACACCACTAGATTTTATGAAGATTGTGACTCTGGTCTCATCCTCATTTTTTATATTGGTGATCGTTTTTAGCTGGACTTCAGGTATTCCTTTTACACCTCTTAACTTTTTAGTTGTCCCGTTATACAAGTTGACGTAGTACTCCGCCACTGCAGTTGCTGTTTCAATGTCCCGAAAGTAAACATCAAAATCATTCACTTTCTCGTTCAACAGCATCGAAGTGATTGCACCACCAGTTATGATGGTGTTTCTTTTTGCCAAGTCTTGCACTTGCTTATCTAGTACTGAGTCTATCCAGTTGTTGCAGTGGTTTCTTAATATTGTCTTTATAGTACTTAGTCTCATATGTCACTCTCCGTTCTGAAGCCAAGCGCATTAGCATAGCGTGGCTTATCTTTAATGCCGTGTGCAAAGTACTTAAACTTCAAGACCATGCCTAAATAGTAGCTCTGGTTTTGCCAGATGAAATCCCGCTCTTTGTGTTTAAACACTCCTGGGCCTACTGATAGCTCCATCCCATTCCAATCTACTACAAATACACCTAATGTGGCAGCACCTTCTTTATTCTCTTTGCTTGATGATCGCTTAGCATACCCTCGCTCATCGACTTCTTGTGCATTGTTATTGGTCATTCCCTCTTTAAATCCAATAATCATAGCTTCTGTGTCTGTGAATCTTTTAAGTTTATAAATAATTCCTTGCTTGAAAGTAGCTCTACCTTGTTTGTAAGCCGATATAGGGTTGTTTAGAATCAAACCTTCAAAACCTAGATTCAGTAACTTTCTCTCTGCCTCTACCAGCTCATCATAGTTCTCTACCGGAAGATGACCTACCATTCTCACTTTAGGATTACCTATGGCCTTGACTCTTGCTTCCAAAGCTTCTATTCTCTGGTAGAATGGTAGCGTAGTGTCATCTAGTGAATCGAATACGTAATACTTTATATCTCCAGGTTTGTCTCTTGACATAACATGGCTCTGAGTGAGATTATACACCCCAAAGTCTGTGGGTGGGCCTACTATTAGCTCACCATCGAGGTCTTCTAGATTGCCAAACAACTCTTGGACTTGCTTTGATGGCAGAGGCTTCATTGTCCTTGAGTACGCTGCCCCTTCCCCAGCTATACACCTGATCCCATCCAGTTTAGGAGATACAATTAGAGGATAATTAAGCTCTTCGAAGTACGAAGGGTACACGCCCGGTACTTCCCTTGGTGCTAACATCGGTCTTCTAATCATTATACACCTTCCATTCTTTATATACTGCGTTGTCAGAACCTGTCATAGAGGTACACCATCCAGTAAACACATCAGCGTAGCCCTCTTTAGTGATCTCTCTAAGATATCTTGGGAACCATTCACAGGTGCTATTATACCTAACCATTACAAGAGTATCGACTGATAGTTTTTGTATAGCTCTATCGCTAATCATTCTTCTCTTTGAAGTCTCCCAATTTGAGCCTAGGTCTAGTCTACGAAAAAGAGTATCTAATATGAGACAGAGTTCACTTTTAGCGTTCCAAACCAGCAGTGAGCCTAGCTCAGGCTCATTTTTATAGAAATATTGTTTACCATTTGCATCTTCAGCCACCCAGCTATTAATATCCGATAATAACTCTAGTTCCATTGCTACTCCTTAAATACTGAATCTTGACATGCCTGACACATTCCTGATATTACATACTCTATCTGAGATACCTTATCTCTGAACGATGTCAGGGGCTCTTTACATAGCCGACATACCTTTAGTCTCTCTGCTTCTTGTTTGGATATGCCGGTTACGATTGTTAAGAATTTCTCTATTACTTTACTTTTCTGTTCCACGATTCTCCTCTAAACAATCCAATAAGGTCTGGTTTTTGAACTCTGATATCACCTCTTGCTTCATTGCTGCAGTACCATATAGAGGGTGACTATATGATAGCCTCATTAGTCCTTTTGCTATATTGTTCATGAGCTGTCCATCATCAGGGACCACTCTTAGCATGTCGGCTAATGGAACGCTATTCTGTCGATTCCCCATGATTGTACCGGCAAGCCTTGAAATACCTATACATATTTCCTCTATCTCTGATGCATTGGAGCTCACACTAAAAAGCAAAAACACCAGACAACATAAAATTGTTCTCATAAGACCTCCTTAAATTAATCTTAACCACTCGATCATCTTTTCAATATCACTATCGAACTTATCTCTGTACTTTACCCATATCAGTGTCCCTGTTGTTCCATTCTCTTCAAGCTTACTAATCAGGTAGTGCCCATCATACAATTGGCTTATTTTCTTTAGCACTGTTGCTGCACCTGGGTTTCCTTCACTAACTCTAATCATTAAATCAATCATTTTCTTATTGTCCTCTCAGCAAGTTCCCATAATATATGGTCTTCTTTAGGTTGTTTCTTTTTATTACTTGTTAAAAACACTATACCGTAATGTGGATTGTACTGTGCCAGCTTTCCAAGAACTGATATGGTGTATATAGCATGTGAACACTCTTTACAGTACTCTACTGGTGGCTCACATTTAGCATTTACTGAGTTACATTCTAGTTTCATATTCCACCTGCAGGTTTGCTGTAGCCTTCCCTTGCCGGTTCATCACCAAACAGATACTTGTATTCCTCATCGTCCACAACACAAATTTCTATGTAAGTATTTCCCTTGTGCTGGACAACGCATATCTTTATCATCCCGGGATCCTCCCACTCTTCTATTGCATATATACAAGTAGCTCGTCTCCTTGAAGATGGATTGTATTTATTATCACCTATCTTGCAGGTGAGTTTATTGTCCTTTAGGATGGTCATTACACAATGTTTATCATCCTCCTCCCTCTCAAATACCACTGTGGCAAATTGTTGGCTAGAATAACCTGCGAACTCTGGGTAGTCGATTTCAATAAGGTCCAGCATTTAAGTACCTCTCTAATTGTGGCTCTACAATTTCTGTCAACTCTACTGCATCCCACAGATTTAGATCTTCAAGACAAACAACTAGTCTTATATCCCCGACACTCATACCCTCGAAGAATTCCTCATCAACGTATAGTGGATCTCTCCCGTATTCCAAATAGCCTTGCCATTCTGCTAATGTTACTGCAATCGTTTTGTGTATCATTTATCCTCCATTTTTAAGGGACCAAATTAATGGCCCCTTTTGTTCATCTTATAGGACAGCCTCCTTTGAGACATTCATCCTCGTCTGACAACTCTATTTCCTCTGTTATTGCATTAATTGGCTTTGTTCTTGCTACTAGCTCATTAAATTCAACTTCAGTAATTTCTTCAAATGGCTGCTGTATGAAGCCGTTATCTGTTCTTAATAAGAAGGACAACGACTTATGACAACTTCTGTAATTTTGCTTTAAGTATTTCTTTATCTCAGGTAGTTCATCTGGTGAGAAGTACACTGTACATGATACAGCATTATCTGACCATACTGATTGCAATCTTTTTATTTCCTTTAATTGCTCGATTGCTGTCGTATCTTTTGCTAATTTTGTGCCCTCAGGATAGCTGAACGGAAATGTAACTACCACTGTAGTTCTGTCTAGACTTCCATCAAAATTCTTGACAAATTCTAAATCGTATCCTGACTTTCTACATGTCTCAACTAATGGATGATTTGCTGCTATTCTTATCCTTCGTTTCATATACCTTGCGAAACCGGGATGGCATCCAGGTGTAATTCCTGGAAGTAAAGAGAGTGTACCGCTGGGTTTGACTGTAGTTAACTTGATACTCTCTGGCATTCCTTGTTCGGCGGAGTATACTTTATCGAACTCTCTTAGATACTCGTAGCACTCTGAAAGCCAGCTGTTTTGCTCTTCCGTAGCTTGCATCGTCCCACTTACCCCGATACCCATTCTCATATTATTATGTACAACATCCTCTGTCAGTACTTGGTGCGAGGGTAACTTGAGAGAGTGTTTACATATACGATACAACAACTCAGCAATATCCATCAGTTCGTATTTATCCTTCACATTTGGAAGAAATAATTCACATAGGCAACATGTCTCCCAAGGTTCAAGGAACTGTTCAAAGCATGGGTTCGCACCTTCTACATCAGGGTCAGCATACTGGGTTTCCCCTAGTCGGCCTACGTGTTTAGCTAATCTTAGATTTACTAGGCCAAGCGACTCTCCTTTATTTTCATAACTTTGCCAGAAGTACTCATGGAGATCTTCAGTATCGTCACATACTACTGAATTATTTGACATAGCACGCCAAGATGGGAGTGTGCCCATGTCCCAGCGCTTGGCCAGTAGAAACTCGATGTCGTCGTGATCACCTATCGCACTTAGCGCTGACCGTCGCACATTGCCCGCGACGATCAGTTCTCCTATTATGCACATTATATCTAAAGCGTCTATGGGTCTAATCTGTCGTCCTTTTCTACGAGATAGCACATCACTAATTTTATTAATACCAATTACTAAAGCTTCAGGACCACTCGAGGTTCCACCAAAACCTTTAATTGGAAGGCCCATGCCTCGAATAACTTGAGTAGAGTACGTGAATGTCCCCTTTTCCTCTGAGTCAGATAGAAAAGCTGACTTGAGAACTTTACCTAAGAACTTAACCCAACCTTCTCTTGAGTCAGGAATAATATAGTCTGCTCCTCCATCGTCCTGCCTGGTAGGCTTTTTAAACCAGTCTTTAACTGGTGGTATCTTATTGACATGTTTTCCTTGGACACTGAAACCCACTCCAGCACCCAAAGCCAGCATATCCATTGTCCAGCAAAATGGAACGATTGGATCATCTACAACGGTGAATGCGCAGTTTTGCAGTGATGCTAAGCCGAATCTATTTACTGTATCTGTGCCAAGCTGCCACCAAAATCTGCCCGCTACAGAGCCTTTTAGTAGCAGAAGATAGCTCCTTAGCCTTTCCTCCTCATCGGTTGAGAACCCACACTTAAGTTGCTCATCACAGGCCTTTATGACCCTTTCTACTGTTTCCGGAAATTCTTCCGTTGTGCCATCCTCCTTAACTCTGGAGTAAGTCCTCTTATAAGTTAAATAGCCTATTGATGACCAAGGGATTTGTATATTGTCCATTCTTATTCCTTTAATCTGCATTCTATTTCAAATGCAGTGTATTTTACCACTACTTGACCTTCAGAGTATTTTCTAACAGCGTAACTTTTCCCCGTTCTTTCTAGAAAGTACTCACCAACCTCAAGCCTTGTTAAGTATTTACAGCACAGAGATTTGCACCATGCCATTGCGTCTGACTTGTCATCAAAGATTTGATCTTCAATAAAATGAACTCTATAACCAGGATCTTCTGCAGTAACAAGATATGCCATTATAAATCTCCATCATAGAGTGCTTCAACTATCTCGAAGCCACAATGTCTCAAACCAACCGCATCTGACAACACAAATCCGATGCCGTTGAAGGATACATGTAAATCTGGATAACCTTCGTTTGCATTGTAGGCACATTGTTTATAATAGTCTAGAGCCTTATCCTTTGATCTAAAAACTCTCCTTCCGATATCTCTAGCACTGTATTCTGTCCAACTATTAATCAGCCACATCTCTTAAGACCTTGAGGTTATGAGGAAATTCCTCTGTTACTGGCGGTAGGTTGTTTTTATCAGCCCATATTGCCAAGGTGTCAGCAATCTGACTACAATCTTCATACCTTGATAAGATTGTCATCTTCTCTCTTGTGGTTAGATAGGCTATAAACCCGTATACTGCTTCTCTTGCGTTTAGTTCACTCATTCATACTCCTTAAATCAAATAGCATGTTTTCATATGTAGTATCATGCCAGTAATAATAGTTGCAATTCTTACAGAAGACATCTTCAGCTTCTCCAAGAAAATCTCTAGTGTTATTTAGTTGAACTTGCTGCAGTAGGCTGTCTTCCATTCTCTCATCTTGGACATAGAAATCAACCTATTTACTATTACAGTTGCAGAAAATTTTCATAGGCATTTGCCTAGGCTCTTAACCTGGGCTCCTTCTATTTCTTCTTATCTTTAGCCTTTCGCATTATATCATATGCGATTGCCACGGCCTGTTGTTTTGTCTTGCCAGCTTTAATCTCTCTTTTAACGTTCTTCTTGAAGGCCTCTTTAGTGCTTAATTTAATTAGCGGCATAGTTTCCTCCCTTAGAACATATCAGTTGACTCGTTTACATCGACTGGTGCGAATATTTCCCCAGCGTATGTCATCCTCCCTGTTGTAAAATTGTAATTAGTACCTGCCACTGGGCCTGTCAAACCTGTCGCTCTACATTTCAATACAGACATTATTATGTGATTTCTTTCTGCCTCATTATCTGCTGACATGTCTCTAGCGAAAGCAAAGATATCTAGGCTTACTTGTTTAATCGACCCAGATCCTTTTATATCGTCTAGAGTTGGTAATTTACCCTGCTCAAACGACTTTCCGCCTACAGCTGTCTTTCTCAGATGACTAACAAGACCGATATGTATCCTATGCTTTTTTACCAGTCTTAGGAGATCATTCATAATCTTGTCTATCGCCTCGTTGCCGGTTAGACCAACAGCTCCCTCTGAGACAAGAATTGTTATATGATCTATAAACAGGTACTTACAACCCATAAGGGCCATGTATTCCATTTGGTCAACGATTGTTTCGTCTTTTATAGACCCTTGATGGTCTAAGACGATGATCCTGTCATCTTTGAATACCTCATCAAACCCTTTATTCAGATCTTCTTGCGATATCTCTTCATTAGCTAAATTCCTGCAAAGGTGCATTGAAGATAAACTTCTGGCGGTCTCTCCTGGAGTCTCTTCCAGACTTATGATCCCTATCTTATCCTCTGTAACCTTTAACAAATGTAAAATTACCTCTCGGATTATGGAACTTTTGCCGCTTCCTGTACCAGAAATATAGAGAGCTATCTGTCCTAATCGTAAACCTTTGACCTTAGAGTTAATACCTTCCAGGCATTGAGGGTAAGGGATTGATGGTTCATCTTGAAGAGCATTCATATGCTCTCTTAATTGAGCAGTTGTGAGAATCCCGAAGGGTATATACGGTGCTGCGTTGAAGATGCACTCCAACAATGTAATATGACCATTAGGTTGCAGTAAAGTTTCATTAGCATCATTGAAAGGTAACTTGGTTATCTTTGCCTTATCAATTCCAATTATCTTTATTGCTTCTTTCCTAGCCTTGTCTCCAGCCTCGTCCTCATCAAAACATAATACAACTTCTTTAAATGATCTGACCCAGTCTCTATTCTCTAAAATAGACTTAGTCATTACAGAGCTAGACAAACTAACAGTAGGATAGAACTTCTTATATTTTCTGTAAGATGCTTCTGCTACGGAGAGCATGTCTATCTCTCCTTCGCAGATTGTCAATCGTCTGCCACCACTGCTGAATTTTTCTTTACCACACAAAGATGATGACTTACCTAACCAAGTGAATTGTTTAGGCAAAGTTCGAACCTTATATGCAGCGCCACCGTCATATGGATAGTAGTGAGTATCTACCTGACCAGCATCATCGTAAGTTACCTTGACACCATAGAACTCCGTTACAGCCTTCGATATACCTCTTGAAACTATCGGCCTAACAGGATAGCCACTAATTTCCTCGCATCGCTGTTTAGCCCGAGCCAGCTCTCTTTGTTTCAAGCTTGCTGCTATATCAGGTAATGTTGTTGTTTCTGTCTTTTCGAAACTACCAGATGCCTTCTTAACATCACCACAGCTGAAGCATTTAGACCCACCATCTTCATAGATGACTCTAGCATCCGATGAGCCACATTCACATGATGTCTTTTTAATCATCTTCCCCATTTTTCCCCTCGCTGGTTACGCTTACTATGAATGTACTAGCTAGCGAGAGTACAAGGTAATCAAAACTGTCGAATGACCAGTCTGTATGCACTCTGCTTTCTAATACCACTTCTAGTGCAGCTAAAAGCGAAAATGATACTGCAAGTAAGCCAAAAAGGCTCTTAATTAATTTCATCGATTATTTCCTTTAGTCTATCTTTGTGCCTGTCGCTAATTGGTTCTTTCACAGCCCAAGAAACTTTAGGTATCAGTGTGTTATACCAAGCGGTGGATGTTGGAGCTTCAGCTGCACATAAAGACCAAGTCTCAGCATAACTGAGAGTGCCTTTAGTATTGTACTGCTCTAGACATATAAACCTAAACTCCTCTATAGGTCTTTCTCTAAACATCTCCTTTAGAAGTTTGGAGCTAGATTTATACGTTCTCCAATCATTCTTTTTAGTGATATAAGTCTTTTTACCTATATACCCTCTGTTAAGAGCCGTATCGTATATTATATAGATAAATCCGACACCTACTCCCATCTTATCAGGAAACTCCCAATGGCCGTTTGACTTCATAGAGTCGGGCACAAAAGGCTTATTCGACTTCGGTACTACGCCTTCGAATTTCAAGTTGAGTTGCCTCCTCATGTTCATCTTGCATCTTCTTTAGTTGCTCAATACACTCTCTAAGTGTGTAATGCCAGTCCGTGAAGCCTAGTAGCGATACGTATACTCTTTTCTTTACACTTTCCATCCCGGTGCCAAAGGTCGTATCCACGCATACATAGCTGCTACTCGTCATGGCTTCCGCTGCGTCGTAAGCTTCTTTATGCGTCATATCTATTTATTATTTTCTCCATTTCAATTAAGGCTTCTCTGAATGTGGCACACTCTTTTGTAATACCATGTTCCGATGCATACATTACTTTAGCTGTAGAAAGTTTTATATCCCCGAAGCCCTTTTCCTCGCAAGTAACTGATATGTAGCAGTCAACCAGTTTTCTTAATTTATTGTATGCTTGTTTTGGTGTGAGATCCCTCATAACACTAGCTCCTTAATTATAGGCCAATCAACTACATCTTGGCAGTAATCGTGATAATGTTTTTGTATGTGTATCATCTTTAAATTAGATAGCATATAGCCATACCATTCGTCCGGACCATACTTATTAAAATAAGCCTCAACAACTACTTCTTGAAAATCAACTTCCTCAGTCAGGCCACTAAGCAACTTATCAGCCGTCTTTGGTCCAAGGCCTGGGACCCCTGGGATATTGTCGGTATTGTCTCCCATTAAGACTTGCTTATAGTAGAACTTCAAAGCATCTGCTTCTGACACTTCAATTATCCTCTTATCATCGCTTAGGTTATTGTGCATCAGATAATGTTTACCTGGTATGCATAATAAATCCTTATCCATTGAGCAGATTATATAATCTTTCCCTGCAGCTCTACACTCCTCTGCCCAGATTCTGATAAAATCATCGGCTTCTCTACCGTCTGCTCTTATGGCGTAACCTTCTTCAACAGCTTTATCCCTAATTATTGGTACTATCTTTTTCGATAAGGAGTACTTGCTGTCAACTTTCTGTGCCTTAACTCTAGGCTGCTTATACTCCGGGTATATTAGGTCCCGGTAGTTGTTTTTGCCCTTTACCGCCATTAAATAGTCATTAGTCCATAATGTGTCAAGCAATTTATTGTGATTTGATTTAAAATTTGACCATGCTGTATTTATATATCTTCTATTTTCTTCTTCTGTAAACTCAGGCATTATATACTTGCCTTCGCTATCCAGTTCAACAATATCTTGATAGATCAATTTACCGTTAGCATCTAAAGAAACATGCTTGCTATTGCTCTGGTATCTTGGTGGACAACACGAATAGCAAGGTATATCCCCGTCTATTATCGCTAACATATGATACCAAGCCTCCTAGACAATTCCATCAACTCTACCGTTGAATTTACCTTGTCTACGTGCTTATTCCCTAAAGCAGGGTATAGTTTTAAATTCTCCTTTGCTAAAAGTGCTCTTATCGCTTCTACATCCTCAAGCTCAGAGAGTGCTCTTTCCAAGTTAGATACACCGTTGTATCTATGCTCTGGTCCGAATCTGAGGCATTTACTCAGTTCTTTCTGCACCTCTGATAGTTCTTCTATTAAGCACACTAATAGGTATTCTTGTCTTGTCATATTAACGATTTCATCCCTAATTTTTGTATTACCTTTCTATAACCAATTTCCAGATTAAGTTTATCAGTTACCTTAACCACCTTTGCCACAGAAAAGAAGTCACCAGTGGGAACTAGTATAAGATCACCATACTCTAAGTCTAACTCTGTCTTATATGTGTATGGTTTTGACCACTGCCCCATGTTCCTGAACCTTACATACACGCCTATCATTAATTCACCTCACATAGTGTGAATCTCCCATCCTCCATCTCACTTTTACACCTAACCCACACTATATCTCCTTTATAATATGGAGTGCTGTGGTACGAATAGAAGGTGTCCAAGTTGGATTCTAGTCTAAAGTCATCTCTTGGTACCCCATTAATTATGTATATCTTTCCTGATTTTAAATGAACTATTAAATCACCTTGCTTAAACATATATCTCCTATCAGTGGCAGTCCAGCCAGTTTTTACCTATTTTGCCATCACCATCCATGATAGTAACTCCTAACATCTTCGGACCTTCTCTGAAAGCCTCTACACCTATCTCCAGAACTCTATCAGCATACTTCTCAGGTGTCATGACTTGGAACTCATCATGCATAAAGATCAAAGGTATATATGGTATTTTCTCCTCCTTAAACTTACGCATCGCATACATCAATGCGCACCCACAAGTGGCTTTTTCGCAAGCTTGTAAAAGATATACTAACAACTTATGGAGTGAGTCTACATAGAGCCTATTTCCAGCTATCCCGTAGATGTAACCCTCTCCTCTCTTAGCTGTGGATGCATAGATTGCAGCTAATTTGTCTAACAATTCAGACAATCCTGGAACTGCCTTAATGAAAGCTGTCTTTAGCTTATTACCTTTTGGTTTGTCAAAGACATCAAATACGTAACTCCAGAGCTTATCACCTCCAGCACCAAACAAGAAAGCATATAAGATCCTTTTAGCTCTGGGCCTTGGCACTTCATGCGTCATCTTAAATACTTCCAATAGTATCTCTGTAAGAGTATCAGCATTCCTTTGGTGGATATCCCCGTGTAGCAGTAGTTCAATAAAATCCTTATCTTCTAGATAATGAGCCAATCCACGGACCTGATTACCTGCAGAGTCACAGCCAACTTGCTTCCATCCGTCATATACTCTGAACAAGGCTCTCATCTCTGGGCCCCATTCTGATACAGCATTGCCAGCTTTATCTACATCCCCTGAGGGTACATTCACAATAACACTATGCCGCATTCTCATTGATGGTGTACCGATAGTCATACAATCACCATGTAGCATTCCATCAGAGTCTGTGTTCTCAATCCAGGTCTTTACGATTGAGTGTCTACTTCTTGCAACTAGAAAGTCTACGTATAGTTTAGCATTGCCTCCTAAACACTCTAAACTATCCTCAGTTATTTTTGGTGAAGTCTTCTCCCTTTTCATCTTCGGCTTTCCATTAAAGCCTTCAGTCTCAACCATTTTATAGTTCCAGGAAGTTGGCTCCCACCCATTTCTGAATAGGAATATCTTAACATCCTGAATACTATTTAAATCTAGAGCAGGAAAAGACACTCTAGAGTATTCGCCTTGGATTTGTCTGTGTCCAATACAGGCGTTTAACTCTGGATCATCTAAACCCGATATTGGATCAACACCAAAGTATTCAGCCATTCTAGCGTCATACAAGCCATGCTTTGTCCATCTTGGCCTCTTCGATTCAACGATACCCTTTACCTTATCAAGTGGTACACACTTGTAGCCAAGATTAGCACTCAGTGCATCGTATGCCAGGTTCATAGTTCTTTCTAATTCTACTAGAAGCGCCTTAGCACCCTCCAAATCAAATGGCCAGCCTATTCTTTTAGCTTCAGAACAGAACTCTGCTACATAGTGTTCAGCTTGAACATATGGCTTTAAGTTAGGCTCCCTCGCTACAGTGGTTTTAAACTCGCTTAAAAGGATCTTATAGGTCTCATATGTGACAATTACATCTTGCTTGACATAATCTAGCATGTCAGGGTGCCATTGTGCAAAAGCATCTGCCTTAGTAGCGCCTTCTGGTAGAAAACCTATCTTGATCAGATGGCCTAGCCAGTCCATCTTTGGCTTTCTCAGTAGAGCGCCCCAGTTATCTAAACTATGTCCTTGCTTACCGAATCTCTTATAGTTTAAGATTAGTGAAAGTAGCATCGTATCATGGACCATACAGTCATCAGCAGGATCAAAATCAAATAGTCTTTTCAGTACAAATTTATCATAACTGATTATGTTGTGCCCAACTATAAGCTTAGCTTGTCCCAGTTCTTCTTTCCAACTTAGATCGCCTTCAAGCCAGTATTTATGAGTGTCTGTTACAAAGTTATAACCATGTATAACCCACATTCTATCACAATCATGTAGGCCATTCGCCTCGATATCGATAACCCATTTGCTCATTCTATTCCCTTAAGAATTTTGGCTATTTCTGCGACTTTGATTGGCGTATTATCATTTGCCACATACGCGCATAGATACGTCAGGTACCACCTGGCCTTCATTAGTTCTTGTAACTCATTATCTTTCTGACCATTTCGGTCTAAATACTTCCTTATTTGTAGCTCCAAAGCCCCTTTGAACGCTGCCGGATCTCTCAAGCTTGGGATTCTACTCATAGTGTCTATCCATTGCATTGAATCGACATACCCTTGATAATGAGCTGGGTCTACTGCTTGCTTAATTGTCATATTATCTCCAACTTCCTGCTTTTAATTGAATAGGGTGGGCATACTCATAGTATGGATGTAAACATATAGCATCCATATCTAAAAGTCGTTCTAGACAATCTTTGAAATGGTCTCTTAAAGACTGCTTAAATGCGTCATGGATGAGTTGCCTACTACCCTTCCACTCACCTGTCCATTTAACAGCTTCTGTTTCATATCATTTACCTTTTGGTTTAAAGAAGTCAACTCTAACCATTGCCTCATCTTCTGTATATCCCATTTAAAGCCTCTGTGAAAGGTTTTTTAATTTCATAAATAATTTTTCTGTTGGGTGTCGTCCCATCTTGTAACATGAAATATATTCATCTTTTGCCTCCACAAGCTCGCGAAGTAAATCTCTTTCCATAACTAGCATTCTACCTTGCTCACTGCTATTTGCAATCTCTGCTGCTTCTGCTTCTGTAATACATCGAAATTTTGTCATTAAGTTATCTCCTTAAAAAGAATGAGAGGCAGGATTCGAACCTGCACCGGATTTATTCATCGAGGCTATTATCCTAGAATCGACCTGGATACCTTGCCCTTGCGCTCCTGGCCTTGGGTGTCGTTACCTGTACCTCTCGCGTCCGGCCTCACGTTTTTGGGCGTCTACCAATTCCGCCACTCCCATTCGTATCTATTTAGTTATATCAAAACGGTAGGTCTTCTTCACCTGTATCAACACCTACATCATTCACACCCGTAGGCATGATAACTTGTGTCTCTGTTTTTTCAAATGTTTCCCTGGGCGCAGGTATATATAAGTAGTGTTTGGTTAATTGAACACCCATTAGAACGCTGGCAGTCTTCATAATTTTAGTGTCGCCTTGAGGATACTCATAATGAAATATTCTTATATTTGCGATAGAGCCATTTCCAATTGTGTTTGGATCCACTGGTTCGTTATCTCCATTAACCACTTCAACAGGGCCAGATGGTGTTCCATCTGACTTCACTGTTCTTTTTCTCAATGTCGTCTGGAAATACGTTTCGCTATCATCATCCGGTACTACAGCTTTAACATTGAGTCTTAGTGTTTCCCACTCTTTTTTCTGCATCTTTGAAGTAGTTCTAAGAACGATGTCCCATGTTGGCTTGTCTGGGTATTTACGATTTGGACGAGAGGGGTCTAATTTTGCGAAATATACTTCTGCATTATTAATAATTGCCATTTTTAATTTCCCTTGAATGTTATTGATAGTATTTCGTCTACTTCTATGTACGCTTTGTTTATATGTACGCAACTTTTTCCATTAATATTATAAGTCTTTAAATCAGGATTCTCCCTTAAGTAAATTGGTTCAACTATTCTTTTAACTCTACCAGATTTTGACACCAAATACTCTGACTGGTAAGGCTGCCACTCCTCTGCAACATAATTGTCAATCATCTACAAATGTCCACGCAAAATTTACCACTATACTCTACGATTTTTAAATCTTCCGGCTCAGCATCGTATGCACCTTTGATGCCATTTTCATTAAATAGATCAACTATTTGTTTAAGCACAGTAAAGCCTCCTATATCTTTATTATCGCAGCTGAGCTCTAAACCCTAAAAATGTGATTCAGTTTTAATTATACATCCTCCTCATGAGAAACAGTACTCACTATCTTTGATTAGAGTAATATCTAAGCTACCCATTTGCACATCGTTGATATCACCACCAATATCCTTCATAAGTGATCTTAAAGGATCTTTCTCGTATAACTCGACAAATGTTGACCTTGTCAACTTATATAGTTTAGGCATGTCACTTAACAGACAACCAAAACTGTCATGTACTGTTGTCACTCCGAAATCTGCTTGATCACAAATCATGGCTAAATGAGCTGCATCTAAACTGTGTATGCAGTTCGGACTTGCACCTTGAGCTTGCTTCCCTTTTGAAGGTGTTGTGGTTTCTACAAAACATACAGCAAGTTGAAATGTATTTTCATAGTATCCTGTGTTCTGCTTTCCACCTTTTGGAGACCCGTACTGACACCATATCTTCTTTACAGTACCTTCTACATAATGTTGCACAACAGGGAAATTAGTTACAGGTGTAGTCCAGCTAAGAAACTTGCCCTCTATCTCAGCTCTTCTACCGGCTGCTTCAAAAAGCTCTAGCAGTTGCATTGGACGTTTTAATGATACTCTACAGTCTTCATAAATCTCTCCTCCTAAATATGAGCCCCATTGATGCTCTAGATATAGCAATAGATTTATTCCATGCTTCTTTGAATCATCTATTACTTGTTGACTTAATCCATACTTAGTTCCACCATACGGAAGAACCATTACACCTCTCTTCACTATTTTTCTTCTTTGCTTGTTGCATTTGATTCGAGACCAAAACACTGCGGATGATTTATCTCCAAGCCCTTTATGCTTCAGCTTGAAGGCTCTTATCTCATCTATTCGTAACTTCCTCTCTTCAGTACCATGCTCAGCTTCTGCTATTTTCTTCTTTAACTCGATCAAACTATCTATGTACCAATTAATCTTGTGAAGCTCTATTGGGTCGAGCTGCGCTACAGCTGCATCTATGCGGGACCATACATGCTGAGCTACATACATGTAAAGGTCGCCTGGAAGGTCCGATGGTACTAGATTCACGTGTGGTGCAGTAACCTCATCTCGAGTCAATGCTGACAAATGTTGTGATCCGTTGTTGGTTCCGTCGATGAACACCTCTAAATGTGATTCGTATGAATAGTCAGTGAAACTAGCGCCGTAGTTACTCTGCCATATCCGTAGATTTTTAAGCTCTATACAAGCTGCAAGAAACTGCCAAGGCTTATCAGCCTTCATCCAGCCCTGATTATTCCTTGGATCTTCAGCAAACTCCAAGATCAAGTTCTCATTCTCCATTACCCAATCGAACCTTGATTGTAATGGAATCTTATCAGTCTTTCCGCCTTTAATCAATCCAGAGTCTCCGGCCCAATTAGAGGCTAATGAGACCAATAACCAAAAGAAACCACCTTCACCGATAGGCTTCTTCTCATCTCTTAGAAGTAGGCCTCTTGAAAGATCAGAACCCTGTTCATGGAAGTAGGCTGTATTAGTATACTTCCTTCCTCTAAAGTCAAGGCTATAAAGGTGATAGAACGTCTTTCCTATATAGCGCTTGGCTATATCCCCGATAGCCTTGGCCTCTCTTATTTTGGTCTTCCTTGCCTCTGGATTTTGTTGAGTCCAGATGTCTGAGAATGCCTCTGTCTTGTTCTTTAGTGCCCACAAGTAAATTCTATAAACTTCTTCATTAACTCTCCAACCGATTGCTTGGGATTTGTTGAGCATATTGTAGATAACTGGATTATTCTCTGGGGTTACCTTTTCCAGCACATCTGGATCAGAAGTCTTGATCATTAAGACACCGGAAGCATGTCGTGTGCTTGTCCATGGAGCTGCTGGCTCAAGTAACGGTAGCTTAGTGGAACCACCCTTGGCTATGTCATTCCAAAGCTTTGAAATAGCCTCATCATCTATGACCTGAATAATATAAGATTGGTGACCATTATTCCCTGCACCCATTACAACTTGGAGAATACCCAGTTCTTCAAAAGTGTATAAAAGGAAGGAGCCAGTCCTGACTGCCAGTGCTGAGTCTTTCTTCATCTTGTATCTAGCCATTACCCTATGGCCAATAGCACAAGCCACTTCTGTGAAGTAGATAGAGGTGCTCTTCTTTCCTTTCTTTGGTCTTGTATATAGGTATACCGTAGCTAGCACGGTATCTATATACTCCTCTGCCTTTCCTTTGAGGAGGTACTTCAAAGAGATTCTACTTGTAATCTCAGTGAGGTACCTCCTCTTCAGTGATGCTAATATCTTTTTCTTCATTAGCTCCGCATAATCAGAAATGTTACATACAATGACACAAACAAAGAAGCAACTGCTGCGAATTTAATGCTAACACAGAAGACCACTATTGAAAGGGCCACCTTGGCATAAAATTCTTGTTGCTTCTTGTTCATAATTTACCTCTTTTAGTTTTTAATTTATAGACGGTTTATATGGCTAACCGTAAACCGGGGGCTGCAACTATGCTACAACTACTTTTGCGTCTCTTGGAATGCATTCTGTCCATGGGGAGACTAATCTAATAGTACCGGTCTCCAGCTCCAGCATTTTACAAAGTTTATTATTTCCAGAGTTAATTACTATAGTAACATTTTCTTGATTTGTCTGTAGCCGCATGCATAGCATGTTGTTATTAAACTTCGGAAAAGTACAACATTCTCCATACGGTAAATCCTGCAATTTTATAACATTCATATTTTGTCCTTAATAGTAGTAACCGTAGTCCATCAGATCATAGTTGAATAAATTCAGATGTACATAATCGCCAGGAGATTCTTGAAAGTCCCCTATCTTAATAAATACACTGAACGAGGTAGTATTTGGCATGTCACTGGACACATCTACTAAATCAGCATCTTTTGGTGCAATGTTTTCGTCAAAGAATACATCATTTAGAGAAAACAAGATCTCTACGAACTGCTCTGGATCTAGATCAAATAGCGTTTTGAAGGCCTCACTCTTTTTGAATGATACTGTAAAACCCTCTGTCAATACGTCAATGTTATCAACTTCATGTTCACATAGTTCTTCGAGTTCAACAAAATACGAGCTATATTCATTCTGGTAGTAGATGATACCTTCATCGTTGACATCTCCAATTTTATAAGTTTTATTCCAATACCTAAGAATTTCCTTATCTTCATTAGAGAGTGAGTTACATTTACCGAGTATGACACCCTGGAGATTCGGGTTCATCTCCAGTAATTTAGGAGACACGCATACCCTGACCATTCCATCTTCTGGGAACTCTTCTACATCAAATGCTTTTGTATTTATCCTGCTTTTGAGCCTTTCATCAGCCTTTTTATCTACATACATTATCGGCATTTATTCTGAACCCTTTTAAAATTAGTTTATTCTTATGAATATTGAAACTACTCTGTTTATTGAAGAACGGTGCATTTAGATTTGTACCATAGTAGCTAGCCTCCTTATTTATGATTTTCTGAGTGAGGTCTTTATCACATATTAATCTCTTATTGTGTATAAAGGCCCTATCGACGTCTAATTGTGCATTAAGTATTGTGTGTTTAATCTCCTTATGTGTGAGTTCATTCACATACATCACATGTAGCTTTAATGAAGAATCCTTATTGTGCACCAACTGCTCATATATTGTCTTTCCTTTCATCTTCCACCCAGTTACTCGGAAATCCCCCTCTACCGGACCTCTTGCAATGATATCTATATCATCATAACTCTGCATACCACCTGATATGTAGTGCTTAACAAATCCACCAAACAAATAAAGGTCTTTATCAGCTATGAGGTCCAATATAACCTGACGCCTATCTGGCATGATATCATAGCCTGTCACTATATTATTTACTAAATATCTACTCTCTAGGCAGCCTCTTTTTCCTAGTATCTTTATAGGACCGCTGAAGGACAATGCATCATAGTTTAAAGGGAAAAAAGAGTTAAGATTTTCTCTTAGCACTAAAGGCTGCTTGAGCTTGTTAAGTAACTTAAGATAGTATGGTTTGTGCTTAACTAAACGTGTTGTATCTAATGGTGGCAATACGATGGAATACTCTACATTGCTGGGAAGATTACCAATCTCTTTCATTACTTGATTGTCTAGAGAGATGCTCCAATAATCAACAAGATGAGACAACATATGCAACTTCTTGACTTCTCTGGTGATTACTCTTACCTTCTTACCGAGATCATGTTTAATGAAATTAATAAGAGCCATCGTCTCGGTTATATTTTCTTCGAGGTTCCAAAGAGGATCGCCGCCACCAGACAAAGTTATTAAATCTTTATCACAATCTTTTACAAAATTACTTACCGCTTCTTTTGATTGAATACCATGTGGCAACTCTTCACTGTTACGCCAGTTACAGTAGCTGCATTTTCTGCTACAGCCATGTCCTGTCTTGCTTAGATTTAGTATTATAGAGTAATCCATTTCTCTCCTGAAAAAAAAAATAAGAAATAAGAAGGCCCCCGAAGGGGCCAAGCTAGGTTTATTTCATGGAAAGTAAATTCCAAGACATCATTGCCTCAAATGTAGATTTGAATGTTTCAGCAAAGAAGAACATACAAAGTACGATGATAAGTGCATCAATTAATGTCATTTCTCTTTCTCCTTTCTAAAGTCATCTTTCCTTAATTCCCATTCTTCAGGTATTAAGGTGCTCATGTAGATCAACACTACAATCCAAAACGCAACTACAAATACCTTAAGTGCTCCTACTAGTATTATCATGACGCCTCCTTTTTAGAGGACGCTTCTTGTTATAGCAACCAACCCTTAACAGGTCAGTCGGATGCATCCTCAGTAAGCTAAAGACTACCCGAATTATGCACATAATGATTATTATATTTACAACGAAGGCACCTATAAACGCAAAGATCGTTTCCATGACGGCCTCCTTACCAATCCTTTCAGCTTTGAGAGAACGCTAGAAGCCAGCCGCTTATGCCTAACTAGCCACAGATTTCTCGGTCCCTCTAACTGCAATCTGGTCACCTTTTTTGGGACAAGCCCTAATGGTAACCAGTGGTGGTGTAATGTTATTACCGTTACAAGGTAGCCTATTACAGGGTACCTTTTCTTGATCCACATATCTGCTATCTGTCTAATCTCTTTCATCACCTCAGGTGGTGCTTTAAGATACTTATCACATATCTCTGATAGGATCTCAGATATTTCATTATCAGTCAGGTCTGTTTTATAGCATCTTTCAGCTACAGAGTGTAACCTGGTGATGGGCCTATTTGCGAAACAGGCCCTGATAAGCAATCTTTCTGTATTATTCATTGCCTGCCTCCCTCAATCTTTTTACTCTTCTAACTAATTGAGCTCTTGCTGAACGGCTATCTACCCGATATATGAGCTCCCTCAGTGCGGTTATTATCGGACGGAACCCACATTTCTTTGCTGCAAATAAATCGGCAGCATATTCGATTTCAGGCACTATACTAAAACAGGCCACCATCTTGTAACCTATCAAAACATACTTACTTTTCTCAAGATGGAACAGTTGGATATGACCCTCTTCATGTGCCAATATCGGATCTTGAATTATTACAGGGAGTTCCATGAATTTTTCATTCACTACAATCCTCGGTACCCCATCCTTGAACTTTATAACACAGGCTCCAGGACTATTCTTAGGCATCCCTGCTAGCATAACCAAGTCTGTAGATAGTACTACTTGCCTGCCTAGTATTTCTTTGAACGGAAAAAAGTTGGACATTCTCACTCTGATTGTGGCTTCAAATGCCTCTTTAAAATTTTTCCACATAATGCTTCTCCTTCTCAAATTACCATAGTTTCCTCTATGGTTAGGCAATTACTCTCTCCAAGAACACAGTGCATTGCATACGTACTCTCTCTCAATACTCTCATTATGACGCCTCACATGTCCGGGTATAATAGGTTAATACTACCACTACTTTTATCTCGATTAACAACAACCACAAACAAATTAGAGTCTTTTGGATTATGCTGATAGTCATTCTCAGCATATTTCCATTTGAGGAAAGGAAACCTTTTTCTGAGGTGTGATAAAGGATTCATATCCAGCTTGTAACTGGCTTCTGCGAACCTGATTACCGTAGTCTCTAGGTTTCCAAGAGGACTAAATTCAATCATATCATCCCTCCAAATGCTAGTGAGAGAAAACCACATAACCCTATAATTACTAGACTCACCACAACAACTATACTCGCAACTACTATAATATTTTCTAACATATCACCCTCCTATCTCAAGTATGGTATATGCAGCTACTGTCGCACCATCCTCAACGGTCGCGTCTATTATTGAGAATATAGTAAATTGTCTGCGCCTGGATGATTCCTGGCCAATGTACATACAAGTCTCGCGGTCTTTTGTGGACCACAAGGTTATACACTTTAGTCGGTCGATAATTTCACTAAACATAATATATCTCCTTCTTAAATTACTGAGATTTGCCTCTCAGTTGGCTCACATAAAATACAGTTTTGTATCACTAAACACGCTAGCGATCTTTGGAATATCAGCATCTTCATACTCCAATACTCTAACTTCAGGCATCATCCCATTATACGTTATCCTGGCCTTTGCAATAACGCTACTGTAATTCTTAATGTTTATATTTTCCTCAATAAATTTCCCAAAGTTTCTTGATGACAGCCTGACAATTCTTAACATTCTTAATATTCCCGGTATTGATTTTGCCGGGTCAAGCCACCCGGCTGGCATATGTTATTTTACGAGTTTACCGCCAATCATTAGCACTACGCTGCTTACACCCAGAACACCGGCTGCAATAGCTGGATTCACAAATAGCAAGCCAATAGCTGCTACTACACCAATCAACCACTGCGCTACAATTACATCACTAACAATTTTCCTATTCATAACAAATCTCCTGCTTAAGTTACTACACCTTCCTGTGTAATTAGGGATTGTCCTTTTATGGACCTTCATATAAGATGCTTCTTTTTCCGCGTTTTATTTCACAGAAAAACTCACAAATCTCACCACGCCTGAAATCTTGCTTGTCGAACATGAAGCCATCATAGGTATCCTTCAATACAGGGTGGGCGATTACTTCTAAGTTACTACACACTTTACATACTTGAGCTAGCTTACAACAAGGTCTGGCGGCCAAATACTTGTCCATAATAGATCTCCTATCTGAATTAGCGGTTAACCCTCATGGGTACCTTCAAATAAGATACTCTAGAAATCTCGTCTTATTTCATTTGAAATAGTCTCCCTTCTTCAGCTCTTCTTCTGACGAGACCTGTAAGTTTCTGCTTCTTACCATTCACTGTAGCATATACCCACCTATTAAGTTGATTAGGCACATCATCCCAATCTTCTTCTAGGATACGCTTCCTGAGTGTGGATCTTTCCAGATTACCTCTTCCTAGATTAAACACAAAACTGGTTATCGCGCCTATACGGTTATCACCAATTAGGTTGGGGCACAACTCTAATACAGCTTCCATTGCAATAGTGGTGTCTTCAATCAGGAAATCTAGAGCTTCTTTTTTGGTGATCTTCCTTTGATTTCGATCACAACGATGGCCATAGCCGACTGTCCAATAACCAGCTGGGCATAAATAGGGCACTAATGATAATCCTTCATACTTCTTTATTAAGTCTAAAGTTACTTCATTTGGAATTAGGTTATTCATAGGTTAGTCTCTTTTAAGATTTAACTACTGATAATAGGGATTAAGGGAATAATGGGAACTGATGGGACTGTAGTTTAGGGTAGGGATTATGGAGGGGATTATCTCTTATGGGGATATTACCACTTATGTCTAACCCTCTTAATAGGGTTAATCAAGCTTAGGGTCTCTCCCTATAGATCCTTCTATTGAATTGACTTGGCTGGACATTTTTGGGTTAATTTAACAGGTTGGTATCCTACGGGTGTACTTATTTGTATATGTGACTTTTTCTGAACAAATAACTTTCTGCCTAAGCTCTTGACTAGTTTTCGCCTTGGCACCCCGAGTGAGAGTTTTCCCAAAGTTGAGCCAGAGCCTACCCGCCACGCCACGCAGCTGAGTTCCGCTTACGGTCGCATTTGGGACGGGCTGCGACTCACCTTGGGCCGATTTATTGCATTTTAAGAGGACACCTCAATTAAGAAGTGTCCTCTATTTAATTATTTATTTAATGCATAAAATCGCCATAGCCAACCTATTGTTGATGTTCCTAGAAATACAGCTGGAGGGGCGATATATCTTCCCCAGAGAATCTTGTACCATCTGTTAGTTACTCTTGGACTGTAGCTCGAAGCCCAAATACAGTATGCTAATTCTGCATTAGATTTTATCCAAGATACTTCTCTTGCTTCTGCTAAGCCGTCATGCCCTTCACAGCATTCACCGTACCATAGGTCTGGAAATAGTGTACAATGGTTCATCATTTACCTTTAAGTGATCTTATTTCATTCTCAAGAGTTGTTATTTTTGCACTCATCTCTTGCATTGCCTTGATCATCAGTCCAATAAATTCGTGGTAGCGCAACCCATAGGAGTCATAGCTCTCTAAACATTCGTCTCCTTCCTGTAAATCCTTTGTCTCGATTTTAAGTTTATGTATTTCAACTTCTGTATTTTTTACTTTGGACACATCTCCGTAATTATCTGTAATATCCTTCTCAACAGTGTTCCTTACCTGCCTCTAGTGCTGGTGAAATCTTGAACATACTATCTCCTTAATAGTTTTTATCCATTGTCATGGTGCCGTCAACGTTACAGAGTAACGAATAATTATGTGTACTGGTTTAGGTTTTGGACCACTGTCTATACGATAGTGAATATCATCTACCGGATCAATGTTTGTTGGTTTACCCACAGTGATACGTACAGGCTATTGTTTTAATAGTCTCTGTCTCATTTGCCCAAATAACATCCTCTAACGCTTTAGCAACTGTGTAATTGTGAAGTAGGTCATCGTCTTGTTTCTTTGCATAACCTGCAAGATTTGCAGAGCATAAATAGTCTCCATTTATGACATCACCATTTTCATTACAAACAGTTATGCCTCCTTCACCAACAGCATTTACGTGTACTTCTAAGTAACCCCCATTTATGAGTATATCTATATAGGGCTGGTACTCCGGTTTAAATGTCCATTCACCATTGTTATTTTCTAATCTCTCGGCGATAAATTTATTTTGACTGAGAATGCTAAGAATATCGTTAGAAATACCAGATACAACGCCAAATACTCTTGCATCTTTTTCTTTCGTAACAATATCCGTATGTACCAGTGTTTGGTTTATGCCTACACACCATGCATCAATAGAATAGACCAACTGCCCAGGCAGCAGTTGTGTATTTTGGGAATATGCTATATGTGTACCAGTAAAAGGCAGCACACTTCCATACGCGTAAATCTTATCATTTGTATAAAAACCATAGCCGCCTGACGTGCCTGTGTCGCCGAATACACCTATACCTTTGGTCGTACGAAAATAGCCTCCATATGCTGTACCTCCTGTTGAGTCATTAGACCCGCAAACCGCAGCACCAGTTTGGGAAGTGCTGGTACAGTGCCCAAATATTGCAGAGCCATCACCTGATTTTGTACTTTGCACCACCAATCCTACAGGTGCAATTGCGGATTTAAATGCAAAATGACTTTCAAGAACCCCCCATACTACGGAGTTGAAAGTAAAAGCAGAAGCAGGCGAATCTGTAGAGTTTAAAAGTATCTTACCGGAGTACACAACACCAGTACTAAGAGATCCTGTTGAAATTTTTCCAGGAGATATTGAGGTTATTTGCCCATCACCTACCTCGGATCGCCATGCCAGCTTGTCTATACCAAACACCTCACTGCTCTTATCTGCACCAGCTGAAGCGGTAGACTGATCCAACCTAATAATAGTGATTTCATCTCTAACTGCACTACTTCCATCAGCTGGATAACCTGTTAAAGATATTGTTAGGTGTTTTTTACTACCAAAATCAGCCACTGTAAGTGTCTTTGCTGATACTGTTGATAAGTAGCCGCTGGTAAAAGCAGACAACTCACCATCGTTGCTCCATACAAATATGCCAATATCACCGTATACAACAGGCATTATTGTTATATTGCCTTGGTCACTTG